CAGGAGAATCTATTAATAGAAGTTTATCTGACTATTTTAGAATTGATGGATCTACTGACGATGAAGTATTTGATCGAGGATTTCAAATTGTTAAAAACTATTTAGATTCTAATGTTTTCACAAGATTGTTTAAAGAAGATGTAGGTGCTGACCCATCAGAAGATAGTGCATTACTTGCTTATGTAGCTCAGAGTGGTGCAAGTGATTTTGATGAGGCTATAATAAGAGATCCTTCAATCAAAGCTGAAATGATTAAGCTAGTTAAATTACAAATAACTAGAAAAGAAGTCACACCAGATCGTGATGGTTTAGCAGCTGCAATTCACCAAGCGTTCTATAAACTTGCCCCACATCTTAGTATTCATGAAGATGCTACTGGACAAGCATATTTAATTAAAGGCAATAGCATTCTAAGAGAAGCACAGTCAACTATACCTACTGGTGGGCCAACTCTTACATTAGATACTATAAAATCTGATATGCTTGAAAACTATAATAAAAGTTTTGGAGGTGGATCACAAGATCCATTAGTACAAGAAGCCATCGAAAAAGGTGACATCATGTTTATTGGAAACAATGATGGTGTAGGCGATCAGACATATAGAGTTGTAGTGCCAACTGGAGATGGTCGATTTGAAGTACTAGCAAACAACTACAGATGGAACTATCAAGGATCACAACTAGAAAAAGACTACTATATAGCTATTAATAAAATACAGAATGAGCCAATAAGAAGAATCTTAAATAGTGTAAATTTTATGTCAAAGAATGTTCTAGAACAAACTATGGGTGCAATAGCTTCTTCAAGAGATTATAGCAAAGGTTTTCAAAAACTTGTAAATGCATATAACTCAATGGCAAATAGTATAAATAGGGCTCCCATACAGTATTCTGAAATATTACCATACCTTAAACTAGATGGATCACAAAATGAGCTTGATGGATATTTCGATGAGTTTCTTGCATTGGGATTAACTACTAGATGATTGAATCACATTTAAAACCAATTGTAGATACAATAAGAGATACTATTTCTGAAGAAGAAGTCAATCAAGTTGCTACATACAATGATGTATACAAAAGTCCCCTAGTCGCCCCTGAAGATTTTAGTTTTAGTGAATCATTTGGTGCTGGCTTTAGGCAATATGCACCAGCACAATCTATTATGAGAATGATAGAAAATTCAGATTTTGTAGACGATCCATCTTATGATCCAATGAAAGACTCACAGATACCTAAAGGATATGAATGGAGATTCATCAATAGTGCAAGTGAGCAAGAAACAAGTATAAGACTTGAAAGATTAAAAGATGATCTTAGAGATCTTGAGATCATAGAAAATGGTAATCTATTAGCAGTAGGCTTAGGTGGACTTGTTTCTCCACTTACCCTTGCCCCTATAGGAACATTTAAAACACTATCTCAATCTAGTTTTCTCCGTAGATTCATAGGTAGTGCCACCTTTACTGCTGCTTTATATGCTCCTGAAGAATTATTAATAGCAACACAAAACATGGGTAGATCTGAAATAAGTCAGACTCTTATACCTTTAGCTGGAGCATCTTTGATTGGAGGTACAATAGGTGGTGCTTTTGGTAAACGTATAACTGCCAATATGAATCCAGCAGAAGAGTTAGCACAAGAAGGTGAGTCTGGTATTTTTCGTAGTGCTGGAGCTGCTGTTGATCCTGGCAATCCACAAGTACTTAGGCAATCTCTAGAAGCAGAAGGACTAGCAGAAACTGGTATAGCATTAGAAAAACTCAAATGGAATCCAGTAACTAGACTGACTCAAAGTGCAAGTTTAGCATCTAGAAAGGTTGCATCTGCACTAGTTGACTTTGGTGGGGTAATTCAGAAGAAAGTTCAGGGTGGTAGAGTTACAGGTGTAGCACAGGAACAATCTGCTGAAACAAACTTCAGAACAATCTATCTTAGCTCACTTTTAGATTCGATAAGAATTAGTGATACTGCATATCTTGCATATAGAGGTATTACTGCAAAAGCTGGGGATATTGGTAGATCTGTACAAATGATTAGTCAAAAGAGTAAAGACTTTATACAACGTAATGATTCATTAACTGAATTTGAGTTTCGTACAAGAGTAGCAAAAGCTATGAGAAATGGTGATGTAGATGAAATAACAGACTCAGCCACACCATATGTCAATCAAGCAGCTTTAGGATATCGTAAGCATTTAGATATGATAAAAAAGAATGCTGAAGATACTAAATTATTTGAGCTTGATTTAGCTAAGAAAATCAGAGGGTTAGAGGCTAGAATTGCAAAAGGAGAAGCTGATCCTGAAGATTTGGTAAAAGCAAAAAACCTTTTAAAGAAAATTAGATCAGAAGGAATCCTTACTAATACTGCATTAGGATATGTTCCAAGAGTGCCTAGAATAGATAAGATAGAGAAAAATGCTGAGTTATTTAAACGTATAGTAAGTAACTGGGCTGTTAATTATTTTCCTAATATGACTAGACAAAGTGCTGACGAATATGCTGATAACATTATTTTAAATTATACTAAGAGCAAACCATTCTATAATTTAGATGAAGGCACATCACAAATAGATTGGATTACCCAAGCTAGTGGTACAAAAGCTAGAACATTTGAAATACCTGATAAACTTATAGAAGATTTCTTAGAAAATGATATTGAGGTTCTCATTAGACATCATACAAAAACAATGGGTACAGATATTGAGCTAACAAGAAAGTTTGGAGATGTATCAATGTCAAAGGTTCTTGATGAAGTAACTCAAGAATATGAAGGACTTATTAGACAAGCTACTTCTGTTGCAGAAAAACAAAAGTTAAAACAAGCACTTGCAGATGATCTAAGAGATATCAGAGGTCTTAGAGATAGAGTCAGAGGTACTTTTGGAGCATCAAAAGATCCACACAATATGGCAAGTCGTTTTGTAAGACAAATGAAATCATTTAATGTTCTTGTTGGCATGGGTGGAGCAGCTATATCATCGATACCTGATGTAATTAGACCGATAATGACAGAGGGTTTTAAAAATGTTTATGAGCATGGATATAGACATATGTTTAAAAGCCAAAGGTCTACAATTAAAAAGATGTTAACTAAAGAGGCAAGACAGGCTGGTATTGCAGTTGATGCTGCTTTAGGTCTTAGAGCAAGTGCATTCTCAGACGTAGGTGATCTTTTTGGAAGCAGATATGCAATGGAAAGAGCATTGAACACATCTACTGGAATATTTTTTCTTATCAATGGGCTAAACTATTGGAATCAGGCAATGAAAGAATTTGCAAGTAATATTATTACGTTAAGAATGACAGAAGCAATTATGAAGGATTTTCAAAGACTTAATGCCAAAGATCGACAGAAACTATTAGCTAATGGTATTGATGGCAATGAGGCTTTCCGTATGCAACAACTTATTAGACAACATGGACAAAGAGTAGATGGTGAGTGGTTGCCTAATACTTCATTATGGGAAGATCAGTTGTTGGCAAGAAAATTTAGGAATGCATTAAATCAATCTGTTGAAAGAACAATAATAACCCCAGGAGCTGGTGATCGTGCATTATGGACATCTACTGAAATGGGATCACTAATAACCCAGTTTAAAGGTTATGGTCAAGGAGCTACTGTCAGACTTCTTACATCTGGTCTGCAAGAAAAAGATGCTGCTTTTTGGCAAGGTGCAATACTTTTAGTTGGTATGGCATCATTAGTAAATGAATTTAAAAAGAAGCAATATGGTATAGATAAAGAACAATCTTATTCTGAACTATTAGCTGATGCCATTGATAGAAGTGGGGTACTAGGTTTTTTTACAGACATAAATAATTCAATAGAAAAACTATCAGATTATAAACTAGGTCTAAGACCAATGATGGGAAAGAAAGAATCTTACCTTCCATTTGGTGCTAAGATGGGTGCAATATTTGGTCCAGCAGCTTCTAATGCTATAACTGCTGGTGGAGTTGCTACTGATCTGCTTACTGGAGAAGCTGATGATAGTACTCTAAGAAGTTTAAGATTTATTACACCTACAGGTAATCTGCCTTATCTAGATCCTATTTGGGACAATATAATGGCAGCTGATAGAAAGTGATGTGAATTGCTTAAATTTTAATTAACAGTAAAGGTGATAACTATGGCAGAGCTTACAAAAAGACAAAAAGATACTATGAAACGTCATGCAGAGCATCATACAAAAAAGCATATAAAGTTTATGAATGCTAAGATGCGAGGTGGCATGACATTCACATCTGCACATAAGTTAGCTATGAAAAAGGTTGGTAAATAATGACAACTATATCTATTGGCGATAATGATGCAAGAATACAGCATTCTATAGGTGGTGGTGGCAATACTGCTAATTCAACACAGTTTACAATAGATTTTCCATTTTTTAGTCTTGATGATATCAATGTAATTATTACAAATAGTTCAGGTGTCGATACAATTTTAACAAGAGGTACTGGATCTAATACTTTTGCTGTAACTGGTACAGCTGTAGATGATGGATTCTCAGGAGGCAATATTACCCTGGGTTCTGTTTACACAAGCAGTACAGTTACTATTTTTAGAGATGTTCCTATCACAAGAACTAGTGATTTTGCAACTAGTGGTCCATTTAATATATCTAGTTTAAATACAGATCTAGATAAAATATATGCAGTAATGCAACAAATTGAAAATAAGAATGATCGTGCATTAACAATGGCTGAGTCTGATGATGCTAACGAGATATCATTGCCCAATAAAGCCACTAGAAAAGGTAATGTTTTAGCATTTAACGCAACAACAGGAGCAGCAGAAGCTGGCCCATCTATTGGTTCTGTTACAACAGTATCAGCACAATCTACAAACATTAATACATTAGCTGGTATTTCATCAAACATAACTACAGTTGCTGGGATTTCATCTAACGTAACTACTGTAGCTGGTATCTCTGGTAACGTCACGACAGTTGCTGGTATATCATCGAATATATCATCAGTAGTTTCCAATGCATCAAATATAAATACAGTAGCTGGAGCTATCAGTAATGTTAATTCTGTAGCTAGTGCAGTAACTAATATAAATACTGTGGCTGGTATAACTTCTAATATAGCAAGTGTTGCAAGTGATGCTACTGATATAGGTACAGTTGCTGGGTCAATTAGTAATGTTAATACTGTTGCAAGTAATATTTCTAGTATAAATGATTTTTCAGCTAGATATAGAGTTGCATCTTCTGATCCATCATCATCTTTAGATGTTGGTGATCTTTACTTTGACACAACTAATAATCAATTAAAAGTCTATAGAGATACTGGCTGGATTGCAGCTAGTGCATTTGGTAATTTATCTTCAGATACCACACCTGAGCTTGGTGGTAACTTAGATTTATTAACCCATTCAATAGTATCTACAAGTAATCGAAATATTGAACTTACACCAAATGGTAGTGGTGTTGTCAGAATAGATGGATCAACTGGTGTTGATATATCCCAGGGTGCAATATCAATCAAGAATGGTGGGTCACAATCATACATACGTTTATATTGTGAAGCAA